CTGCGCCACGCCCAGCGCCAGCGCGTTCGCCTCGATGGCATCGCCCAGCACAACAATCTGCTCCGGGGTCAGCTCGCCCGCTACGCGAAAAAGTCGCTCGATAGCGCGTATGGCCTCCGGGTCCTGCCCGACGAAGGCGGCAATCTGGTTTCGGGTCAGGGCTTTCGGGTCTGCCATTACCAGGCCAGCGGTTCTAACCGCGCCTCCAACCGCGCGAAGGACAGGAAGGCGTCAGACGTCCCCGAAAAGCGCTGCAGCCGCCAGTTGCGGAAAGCGCCCTGCTGCAACCACACCAGCCGCTTGGAGCGGTCCCCGATCTTGCCGGCCCTGATCCATTTGGGCTGGCTGTAGGTAACGCCGTCCTGACTGTACTGCGTCGAGATTTGCGGATCCGCGCCAAGCGCCACGCGCCCCGTGAGCGCCACCAGCTCAAGCTCATGCACCACAACGCCGCGGCTCTCGTTGTAGATGATCTGCGTCTGGAAATTCCAGCCGATCGCCTCGCCCCAGTGCGTTGCGATGTCGTCAACCAGATAGCCAAACTGGCTCGATTGCGTGTCGGCCGTGTTCCAGCGGTTATAGGCGTACACAAGGCGGCTCGATCGCCACGCCCCCATGCCGTCGATGCTTGAGCTTAGCGTGTACCAGACCGGCTGCTGCGCTGCCTGGCTGCTGGCGCCATCATAGACGAGCGTGCGATCAGGAAGGTGGATCAGAAGCTGCCGGTGATCGCGATCCGTGCGGGTTTCGAGGAACGCGGCCGAAAGCTGCGCTTCCGAATAGCTCGCAAGCACTATATCGATCTCGCGCGTGCTGATCTTGACGCTGTTTCCGTTCGCGCCCAGCCAGACCGCGCTTCCTTCGTTCATCCCGCCGCCAATAAAGGCGATCTGGTCGAGGAAAGCGCAGTTTGCGTTGACGCCGATGCTGCCGCGCGTGATTTGCGCGCCGGCGATGCGCTGAAACGGGAAACCCGTGGTCCCCACGTTCTGGAACACCTCGATCGTGTTGCGGTTGACCGCGTAAATCTCGTTCCGCAGCTTGATCAGGCCGATTACGGGGTCCGGATCAATCTCGCTCGACCCATATTTGAGCGGATCGACGGCAAACGGGTTGTTCAACTCCGTGATGACGAGGAATTCGCCATCCGTGGTCATGAAATACCCGTCAACCCAGACCACATCCACCACGGTCCCAAGGTCTGGGTCCGTATTCTGCGCCAGCGTCGACCCATCATAGAGATAAAGGCCGCCGTCAGCTGCGATTGCGAGGTAATCGAAGCTGTAAACCATGATCACGCGGCCAGTTCCGGGGATCGTGCCGATCGTCGTGACCACGCCAGCTTCGTTGATGCTGACGAGGCTGGTCCCCATGACGCGATACAGGATGCCATTCCATTCGATGCCGCCGCGATCAAGGCCGGGCCCGGTCCCGCTGGCCACGATCCCATCACCGGGCCGCAGATAGCCCGCGCTGATGCCCTGGCTCTGCACCACGGGGACCATGTTCAGCGGATACGACACGCGAAAGTCTGCGTTGCCGTCGCTGTAGGCGCCCGAGAGGATGGGGATTTGCATCTAGACCTTGATGAAGCCGCCGAACATGGTTTCGGAAACCGCAAAGCCGGTCGGCGTGAGCGTCGAAAGCAACGCGGCGTTGGTTCTGGTTTTCGAGTAACCAACAGTTGTCGTTGGCGACACGTCCGTCATGCCTGCCGCAAGGCCATTGCTGAACACATCCATCGCGCGAGCCGCTGAAGCGGTCGCCCCGATGGTCGTGCTCGCAGACGTATTGCAGACAAGTGCGTAAAAGGTCGTTGGGCTCAGCGTGATTGGCGTGATCGATGACGTCTTGATGCCCGCTGTCGTGTTGGTAGACACCGCAGCATCCGTCAGCAACGCCCAGGTCACCGCGTCGTAGATTCCAACGTAGGTATTGGCCGCTGTCGTCGCTGTGCGGAAGAACCACAGCGCATCAATCTGGACAAGTTCACGCACCCTGAACAATGTCAGGTAGTCCAGATCGAGCGTCAATGTGCCAGAGCGCGTCTGGGGCGTTACCGGATAGAGCTGATCGCTGATATAGGACGGCAAGGCTGAAGAAACCGCCATGTTAGTTATACTCCCTGATCTGTTTCGGCTGCGCTGCATTAGAAGCCTTCGCCGGGAATGACGTGCAGCGAAGAGGTGGATGCCGCCGTGATGTAAGCGACGTGTGTGTGGTCCTGCGGCTTGCTGATGCTGACCTGCGCGCCGGGCATGAGGCAGTAATCGGCTGTCGTCGCCACCGCGTCGGAAAGTCCGGTGCGCAGGTAAATCGCGTTCGTGTCGCCCGTGTTCGTGATCACCAGCGACTTTGAACCGACGCCCACGGTAGACACTGCGGACGTGGTCGTCACGCTGGCCACAACGACACCTTGGCCATAGGCCGGGGCGAAAGTCTGATTGAAGCTCATTTTGTAACCCCTAACAGCCAGCTTTGATATTTCGGGTGTTCAAGCGCCACGAGGCGCTCAAGCTGTTCCGGCTTCATCGGAATGTTGCCGATCAGCATGTTCCGAAGGGACGCGAACTCGGCAAGAATGCGCGCCTTGAGCGCCGCGTGATCTTCATCCGGCAGCGCCTCTTTCAGGGCTTCTTCCGGCGGATCGTTGGACAGCTCAAGCACGGGCGCCTTGAGCGCCGCCTCAAGCTCAGCCACGCGGCGCAGCAGGAACGCAATCTGATCATCGCGCGGATCGGGAGCCGGGTCCGCAGGATGATCCTCAAACACTGGCGCCGCAGCCGCTTCGGCCAGCGTGCCGGATGTGACCTTGTCCCAGTGCTGCTGATAGGCGTCGCGATAGACAGCGCGAATGTCCGGATAAGATTGCTCAAAGTCACCATAGCGCGGCGGCTCCTCCGGAATGTCCAGCCGGTCGCCACGGATCACCGCGCGGACCTGCGCGCGCCACGCGCGCCACTCAGCCGAGATGTGCAGCCCTTCATCAGCCGCCTTGGCGTCGACATGGTCAACCGCCTTCAGCGTGCGCCAGGCCAAGGCCTTGAGCTGGCCGTGTTCGTCTTCCGTCATCATGCCGGCACCACTGATCCAGAGCCATCCGCGATATACCAGGGCGAGGCCGCCGCCGACCCGCTGGAAACCATCAGGCGGTTATTCGTGGTGTCAAACACCACCTTGCCCGTTACCTTGTTTGCCGTGTTGATCGCGTTCCCGATTGCGGCAATCGACGCCGCGGCGATCGACTGAAGCACCAGCCCGCTCGTCAGCGTCTGCTGCGCCGTGAAGGTCTGCGCCGTCGCAAGCAGCGCCACGCCCGCCATGTTGATCGAGCCAATCAGATACCATGTCGTGGCCAGCGCATTGTACTTGAACCGAAGCGCGGCATTCTGGGCGATGCCCGCCGGCGCCCCGACAACCAGCGCCCCGTTGCCGCTGATCGTCAGCGCCGTCACGGCCTCGGTCGTGAAGATCAGGATTTCCTGATTGTCCGCCACGCTGGCGATCGGCGGGAAGGTGATCGTACCCGCAGCATACGCCGCGAGCGGCGACATGATCAGCCATTGATTGTTCGCCGTCGAAACCAGCGTGACCGTAAAGCCGCTGGCCACCGGTGAGGCGTACTGCACCACGAATTGCGCCTGACCCACTGACGGGAAGGTCAGGTTGTCCTGCATGAATTCTTGCAGCACGGTCGCCGACACCTTGCGTGTGTCGCCGTTGTTCGTGCGCCAGACCGGAAACAGGTCACCCGCCCTAAGCGTGTCAGAACCTGAGAGGTTGTTGATGTCCGTCATGTCTCAGCTCTCTAAATCCAAAGTGTCGTCAGGCCCAACCGTCAGGCCGCGCCGCTCTTCGAGCAGGAACGGATCGCCGTTAAAGCGCCAGTACTTCGTTCCCGCGCCAGCCGGGATCGCGCTTACGTCAATACGCTTCTCGAGCGTCTGCGAGCGGCGGCTCAGGAGCGCCATGTAAGCGCTGCGCGCTGACGCCTTGGTGTCGGGCGATACCGTCTTGCCCAGTATCGGCGCCAGGCGAATGGCGAGGTTGCCCACGATGGCTTCAATCGCCTCGTCCGTGACGTTGGCGTCCTGATCCAGATCGGACCCGGCCGGGCTGTCGGTAAGCGGGTAGCCAAGACGCAGGCCGCGGCTGTTCCACGTCGCCATCATGTTATCGAGCCGGCGCAGCCCGGCCTGCATCTGCTCGGGCTGCAAATCGAAATTGTAGGACGCAAGCCCCACTTCCTCGAATGCGTTGAGAACGATTTCCCGCTTTGTCCAGCTCATGATGTCGGCTCGGGGTCAGGCGCGACGAGCGCCGGTTCGTCAGCGGGAGCAGGCGCGGGCGCTACTTCGGCCGCTTCCTGCGCTTCAAGCGCCTCGATGATCTTGTTTGCGAGCGTCTTGTCAGACCAGCGCTTGTCTACAGTCAGCCCGATTTCGGCGGCCTTGGTCAGCATCTCCTCGCGCGTCGGCGGCGCGTCTTCCGCAGGCTCGGAGACAACAGCGACCCGCGCGGGCGCCGGGGTCAGAAACGCTTCAACCGCTTCGGGCAGCGTGGCGAACCACCCATCGGCCAGCGCCTTGTCAAATGCGGTTTGATCCGCAACGCCGACGCTCCGGTACGTCACATGAGGCGGGCCGGCCCGATCGCCGGGGCAGCGGTAAACGATGGTCGGAAAGTCGGTCATGGTGTCCTCCCCTTGGATAGTCGCCCCGGCTTTTTAGGGCCGGGGCGCTTACTCTACTACCCGAGGCGATACGTGACGAACGTATTCGCCGCAGTCTTGCGGGTCCGGAGCCGCAAGGCGTTACCATGGATCGTGCCAGTCGATGAGTGAGCCGACTGGCAGATCATGGTGCCGACAACGGTGTGATCGGCGCCCGCCGTGATGGTGGCCGTATCGGCCGCCGCCGCCGAGAGGTTGATCACGGTCCAGTCAAAATACTCATCGACAAGGAACGTTGACGCCGCATCAAGCAGCGTGCCGGTCGGCAGGGTGTAAGCCTGCGTCGCGCCCGCTGCATGGGTGACGGTGACAAGGCCGGTCAGAAGATTGGCCGCCGTCAGCGTGGCTGCTGTCGTCTGAGCGTTCGGAGTAACCTGCACGCCGTTGGAAAGCCGGTCCTGCTTCACGATCGGGTCAGTGCCGATTTCGTAATACACCGGCAGGCCGCCGGCGGCTTCGATCTGGATCGTGGCGCCGCCCGTGTAGGCGCCGAACACGGTCTGGCCGGCGATAACAGTGCCAAGCAGATTGGTCGTGTTCGGAAGGTTGGCGTATCCAGACGTGCGACAGACGTTGGCCAGGCCCTGCGTGTAGACGGCCACCTTTTGGGTAGCCGTCAGCGTGATAGAGACCAGACCCTGTGGGGAAAGATAGCTGCTCATGGTGTCCTGGCTCCGTTAGGTCTGGCTGAACATGATGACGCCAGTCATCATGGGCTGTTTGTTGACCACGCCAAAGAGCGTGTCCAAGCGATACTTGGTCTTCATCGTGTTGATGTCGTACTGCTTCTGCATCACGAGCTCGATGCCCTGATCAGTCGCCGCACGCATAACCGACGCGCCCGCATCGCTCGGGACCGCATAGCGACCCGGGAGGATCTCAATGCTGTCCTTGAACCAGAACGGGTTCACGTAGTTCGTCACGGTGTTGAGGAAGGTGATGGCCGCGTTGGAGGCCGTCGCCGTGAACACGCAGTTTTGATACTGGATTTCAGCATCAGTGCCACCCTGCGCCGAGATGATCGGCGGCGAGATGACGAGCGTGGTGGTTGACGGGACCGAGATAACCCGGAACGTCATGGCCTGGCCGGTGTCACCCTTGGTGATCAGGTGAACCGAGTTGCAGTTGGCGATCGTGAACGCATCGCCAGCTGCCACACCAGTCGTAGAGCTGATGGTGATGGTCTGGAAACGGTTGTCCACGTTGGACGTCTCGCCCGTTGCCGCCGTCTGCGTGGCTTTCGGCACCCAGTAGTTGCCAGCCGCCAGAAGCGTGCTCAGGGTGAGCGATCCGCCGCCGGCCGCGGCCGTCTTGCGGTTGGCATAGTCGAGCTTGTAGGTGTCGAAAGACGCCACGCGGCCGACCATGCTGCGGCGCAGGGCCTCGTCCGAAGTCGAGTTGCCGAACGAGCGCGAAGCGGCCTGCAGGTTGTTCGCCATGCCGTTATAGTCGCGCGTGGAGAGCGCAAGGTAGCGATCTTCCATCTGGACGCCGCGTTCGTTCATGATGGCCTCGCACTGGGCGACGTCATCATAACCGGCCGCTGCCGTGGAACGCTTGACGAAAAGCGTGCCTTGGTTGGCGGCGACGTTCATCACGGCAACGTTGATGTCAGACGCCAGCTTCTGCTTGGCGCTGTCGCCGAGACGGCCTTCCTGCAGCGAGTCACGCAGTTCGGTTGCCGTCATGATCCACGGGACCGACTTGGAAAAGCCGATCGTGGCGGGGACGGAAAGCTGCGTGTAATCGTCGAAGTTGGTCGTCATGTCCGTGCCGTCATAGCTGCGCGAAATGTACGGCTGCGGGCGCCACAGGACGTTGTTGGTGCGTTCCATCATCGTCTGATCGGTGTTGAAGATCGCGACGTTGCGGGACAGGACAAGGGCATCCTGAAAGCCTTCGAGAATGTTCTCGAAAGCAACCCTTTCCTCTTTGCTGAATGCGTTAGACATAGTTCCTTATCCTGCTGTTACTTGCGCTTCTGCTGGCGTTTGTGGGCCATCACTTTCGTGAAATCGCCCGTCTTCGCTGCCTCTTCGCGCAGTTTTTCCAATGTGTTGTCCACAGCACCGGACTTGCGAGCGTTGCCGCTCACGATCTGTTCGGGCGCCGCTGACGGCTTACGGGATGTGACTTTCAAACTCGCCTCCAATCGTCCAATTGCGGCAGCAAATGCGACCGGGTTTGTGATCGCCGCCAGCTCAGCGGCCTTCTTCGGGTTCTTACCGAGAGCGTAAACAACCAAGGCAGGCTTTTCCGCCCCATCGAGGATGATGCCCTGCTGCGTCACGGACAGGGTGTCCGCAATCACGGCCTCCGCTTCATCGAAGTCACGCGCCTTAAGCTCTGTCTTGGCGGTGTTGTAGCCGGTGACTTTCGCCTGCCACGCCGTCTTGACTGCTTCCTGCGCTTTCTGACGTTCCGCGGCCTGGGCATCCCACTTGGATTTCTCCTTGTAATATTCCTCAAGCCGCGCCTCGTAAGCGCCCGTGTCATAGTCCGCATCTGCAAGCGTCGGCTTCTTTGGCGGGGCGGTATTGGTCTCACCCTGCCCGGCCGGCGCTATGCTGCGTTCCAGTTCACGAATGCGCTTTTGCTGTTCGCGGTTCTGCTTGCGAAGCTCCTTCACCCATTCCGGCGCCTGCCGAGTTTCCTCGGTTGCCGGATCGGGCTGCGGTTCTTCATTGCCGATGCTGACGACAAGTTCGGCCTCTTCCTCTTCCGTCAGGGGCGTCTCGCCCTCCGCAGCGGGGACCGGGGACGTCTCGTCCTCGGTAGCCAGGTCAAGCTCTTTCTCGTCAGGGTTCAGCATCATACGACTCCCGGTGTCTCAGCCATTGGAGGGGGCGCCGCCGGCATTGCTGCCGGTTGTGGCGCCTGCGGAACCGGCTGGCTGGTTGGCCGGATCTGCTGTGCGGTATCGAGCGCGAGGACAAGCTCGCTCTCGCTGACTTCGGAAAGGTTCTTGATGACCTCGGAACGGGCCTGCTCGGCCTGCGCCAGTGATTTTTCGGTGTTGGCCACAGCAAGCCCCGCCTTGCCGCGCGCTTCCAGCGCCAGCGCTTCGGCAAGCTCGGCCTGCGGATCGGGCTGCTGCTTCAGCGCCTCGATTTCCTCGGCCATCGCCGCGGCCTCTTCCTCGTTCGGCTCGATGACGCCCAGCTTCAGCAGCTTCTTCCGGAAGTACTGCTGCATGTCGCTGAGGCCTTCGCCCTCCATGTTCATCATGGCCATGGAACCGAGGATTTGCAGCGTTTCGGGATCCTGCGTCAGCTGCATCATGCCGGTGATGGCGCGGACCACGCCAGCGCGGCGCGAGGCCGTCGATGGGCCAACGTCAACCGCCACGTCAAACTTGGCTTCGGCAACATCGTTCTCGGTCTCGATCGCGCCGGTGTCCTTGTTGACTACCGGGCGCGCAAGCTCGACCGTGCGCGGCTCGCCGGTTGTCTGAATGGCCTTCATCTTGCGCGACGGCTCGACATAGATTTCGCGCGCCATCGACAACCAGATTTCGCCGCAGCGCTTCACGGCCTTGCCGAAGTTGGAGAGGTAAATGAACGTCTGCATATCCAGCTTGTTCTGGATCAGCTCGACGGCCTTGCCGCTCATGTTCGGCTGCATGATTTCCCCGGCTTCCTGGTTGCCAAGGATTTCCTTCATGTCGGTTTCGGTGATCTGCAACAGCGCGGCCATGGCCGGCGGTATCTCGGGCGAGCGCGTGTAATCCAGCGCGCCCATCGGCTGCTCACCGCCATCCGCATTGGTAACGGGGTTCACCAGCAGGTACGGATAGCGCTTCACGTTATCCTCGGCCCATTGCAGCTCATGGCCCGCAACCTGTTCGGGCGTGAAGATCGGCTTTTGCACTGTCGAGTAAGCGCTTATCTCGCCCAGCTTCGTCAGCTGCATATTCTTCAGCCGCTGCGCGTCCTTGGCCAGGCGCACATGGCCCTGGCAGCGCTCGACGTTGTCGATGAACCAGCGCTTGCCATAGACGGGAATGATCGGGATTTCGGACCCGGCAATGAGGCCGTAATCCTCAAGCACGCGCTGGCCGTTCAGGAGGTACTTGTGAACCCGCTGGCGCTTGATCTTGCGCTGCCGCACCTCGACGTCGCCAGTTGATACCAGCATCCGCTCAAGCTCGGGATCATCCTCAAACTCGGCTTCGGTGTACTTGGTTTCCTCGCCATCCAGCGATCGGAATATCCGAATCGTCTCGCTGACCTGTTCCTTTTCATAGTACTCGGCAATGTAGACGACATCAGGCGTGACCCAGTCGAATTGCACAAACTGGATGGTTTTGGGCCAGCTGGCCGGGTCGTCGTCAAAGCGCGCCTTGTAGGCGTCGCGCGTCATGGCCACCAGCACGTAACAGCACTGGGCGTCCTTCTTGTCCTGGCGCTTGGCGTTCAGGTCAAAGAAAACGGATGTGTCAGCATCGAAGATCGGCTGGAAAACGATACGCTGCTTCTCGTTCTCAGGGTCGCCCTCGTCCTCGTACTGATTGGACAGGCGCCACGCCCCGAACCCGCCGCCGACGGCTTCCTCGAAGGCGTTGTCGTAAGCCTCGTCTGCCTGGCTGTCCTGCTCATCGGCGCGATAGAGCTCATCGCAAGTGTCGGCGAGCTTCAGGTTGGTGCTGCCGTCCTTCGGGACAAAGTCGACCGTGATGCGGTTGTTGCGGTATTCGCTGATGATCCGCATTACGGACAGCGCGACCTTGTTGACCTCGAAGCGCGGCCGGTTGGCGTACTGGTCGGACAGGCTGCCTTCCCATTGGGCGCCAGCAATCGAGTAGAAGCGGCGATCTTCCAGACACTGCTGGCGCTCGTCCTTCATGGTGGATTGGATGGTGTCAAACTCGGCAATCGCGTCCGCATGGACGCGTTGCAACCGTTCCTCTTTGGTCTCGCGTCCACGCCCCATGATTTGCGGCTTAATCTATTTCGCCATGGGTGTCACGATAGGAACGATCCTAATTGTTGGACGTTGGGCGGCCGTCTTGGCGACCATGGACGGGAATAGGTCGGTCATCGCCCAGACCAGCGCATCGACCCGGTCAGGGCTGCCGGCGCCCTCATAGCCAAACGTGGTCATCTGCGTCATTTGCGTCTCGAGCTGCGGGAAGCTGCCGACATGGTGGACGCGGCCTTGCTCGTACATCGAGGCGATCGGCTCGGCGCGGACGTGCTTGCCGCGCGTGGCGCGCACCTCCTTGATCTTCACGTTGTTGCGGACGCTTCGCAGGGTCTGCGCCACCATGTCGCCGCCCTGGTTCACCTCGATAACGATCGCGTCAGCCTTGTGAGTATCGTAAAGGTTAACGGCGCGGCGCGCCCATTCCATCGGGCTACCCTGAAGCGAGCCATCCTCAAGGACGTAAGCTTCCTGCGACTTGTGATGCACGCCAGCCACAATTATTCCATGCTCGTCGCTGTCCTCATTGTTGCTTATCGCTGGGTCAACCGACACCACCACGCGGTCAAGCTGGTCGCACTGACGGACGCGGCTGGCTTCGATCTGGCCGTATGTCCACAGCGCGTTAGGGATATCCCCAAGTATTTCGCCACGCAGTTCCTGCCGGCCGAGGCGCGTGCCTTCGTAGCGCAGCTGGATCTTCTCGAGGAATTTCGTGGCCAGGTTGGACCGGTTGTCCATCGTCGTGCCGCGCGTGATGTGAACTTTGCCCTCGCTGCCAGCCACGATCGCCTTGACGAGTTCGACAGGGCGCGGCGTGGTTGTCACCAGCACGCGGGGATGATCGCCAAGGCGCAGGCCGAACGATAGCTGATCCCATGTTTCCCGTGCGTAACGCCATTTCGCCAGCTCGTCGCACCACGCCAGGTCAAACTGCGGGCCCCGCAGCTGGTCGGGTTCGGTCGCGTTGAAGGTCGTCGCCACGGCGCCGTTGGGCCAGGTCAGCCTGCGCTTCGACGGTTCGTACAGTGGCCGCTCATGCTCAGGGTATACGGACAGGATGCCGCTGACGCCTTCCACCATGACGTCACGGGCATCGGCCGCCGTCTCGCCGATCAGGGCGATTCGCTTGTAGCCTTTACTCACAGCTTCCTTGACCCATTCGGCGCCGGTGCGTGTCTTGCCCCAGCCACGGCCGGACAGGATCAACCAGATATCCCAGTCACCTTCGGGGGCGATCTGCTCGGGCCGGCCGAGGAAGTCGCGCCAATCGTACAGCAGCGCGGCCTGTTCAGCTGGCGTGAGCTTGTCCACGATGGCGTTGCGCTCCTCGCGCGGCAGGACGGCCAGGCGCTCGGCAACGCTCTGGGTCATGCGGTCAACTCGGCCACTCGCTTGCCCAGCGCAATGCCGTCCACGATCACGGTCCCGTCCGGCGTCTCGAGCTGGCCGCACCATTCGCACCGCATCAGTCCATCGATCGGGCGCTGACGAAGCTGATGCCTGCTGCGCTTATGCAGGAAGCGCATGTGATGCCGGTAGATCAGGACGTTATAGAACCAGCGGATCATGGTCACCTCGTCCACAGGTAAATCCACGTCCCGATGACAGCCACAAGCGCGAGCGCGGCGACGATGCCCACTATCGCTAGCTCGCTGGGAATGGTGGGGATCATGGCGCAGGGAAATCCACAATAGGCGCACTCAGCGTGTCGTCACGCTCATGAACAAGACGCTGAAGGCGCGCGACCAGCCCCAAGGCCTGGACGCTGTCGCCTATGTCCGCGATGCCTGCGTATCCCCGCTCCATGCCGTTCGTACCAGACGACACGAACGCAAGCATCGTCACCTTGCCGGCGCGCGCCAGGTCAAGCAGCCGCTCGAGATGGGCGACGACTTCGGGATTATGAGGCGGCGGGGGCGGCACCACGTCGCCGTTATCTGAGACGATGCGGATTTTCATTTGCTCGTGATCTGGTCAAGCAGGGATTTGACGCGCTGGCCGGCAAGCGAGTGCTCGACCTGGATCGGCGGTTTGGTGTCGTCGCCGCTGATCGGCTGGGTGGATTTGCCGTAACCGCGATCAATCAATTCCTTGATCGCCATGACGCGGGTGCTTTCGTTGTCGCTGCCTGCATCTTTGGTCAGCCCAGCCAGGCGGGCGAGCTCTGCGATGGCGGTTGGCCCGTAAGCTCTGGCAAGGTCGCGGATCTCAAGCGTTACCTTGTTCGGCGTTCCCTTGACCCGGCCGCCGCGTCGTTCCCCCGGTGCTGCTCCCCTGCCAGCCATTTACTTTCGATCACTAAAGTTGAAAACGGTTCGCATCAAACCGGACGCACATCGTTATCGAAAAATATCTCAATCGGGTCCGGAATTTCTTCGTCGTGATAGTCGTGCCCTATCCAGAGTTCCACCACACAGCGGCGCGGATTGTCAAGCAAGATCGCGGTTGCGCGTGGCCATGTCCGGGTTGGCTTGTAGGTCTTGCCGTAAGCCTCGCTCCACATCTCGGCGACTGCGTTGCAGGCTGTCGCCTCGATCAGGCGCTGTGCCTTGCGTCGGCGCATGCTGGCAACGTCGAGCTCGCGAACGCTTTCGATGACGTGAGCCAGGATCGCATCCACGAAAGCATTGTCGACGATGTGGGGAAAGAAAATGGCCTGGATGATGTTTGCCATTGAAGGACCCGCCAGAGACAATTTGCGTTTGGTGGGGAAGTGTCTCTGGCGGGTGGACCCCTCATCGGTGCGTGATACCGATGCGAGAAAGTTCCATCAATCCGCCAAGGCTGTCAACATCACATCGACTCGGCGGCGCTGGCCAAGCCATTTTTAAGGTCGGCCAAATTCACGCCACCTGCGCCGTCGCTGACAGAAGTGAAACCATTTCCGGCGCGCGTCACGTCGATATCCGCCGGCGCCTGCGTCTCGGGGTGAACGGTCTGCAGCGCCACGTCAGCGTCTGCAAGGCGGACAGTTGCGATTGCGTAAACATCGCTCGCCGCGTTGTGGTTGCGGTCTGCGATGATCTGGGCTTCTCGCGCTTCGGTAAGCGCGGAGAAGGCGCGCCGGACCTGGGCGCTGGCGTCCTTGAATTCGTCAAGGGCGGTTTGGTATGCGGTCTTCATTTCGTGCAGGCTCCTGGTTGAAGCCCGGTTCTGTGCGGGCGGCGTCGGCTGCATGGCTTCGGCTCGCGTGGCTGGTGTGCCGTGGTCCGCGGGGACCGTCAAGCGCGGCATTGGCGAAAGCAAAAACATTCCTTGCCTTGGGTGTGGGCAGTGCAGTGGGCATCCCCCTACGGGGGGAATGCCCACTTGCCCAGACCTGCCGGGAACCGTTGCCCACCTGTTGCCCACACTTGCCCACACCTAGTATCTCCTTGTTTCTATTCATTGTCGGTGGGCAAAGTGTGGGCAATTCCGACCCAGACCTTGCGGTTTCCGTCATCGCGGGAGAATACTGCCCCGTCTTGCTCAAGGTGGCGCAATTTCTTTCCAGCATTTGAGCGATCAACGCCAAGTTTGTCCGCCACCTCCCAGGTGGTCATTGGGGCTTCCTGAAGGGCTTTGATGATCACCAGATAGGCCCCGGAGTAAGCCGCCTTGCGGGTTGGCTTGGCCTGATCTGCGTCGCCATCATCCCGCAGGACGGGCAGCAGGGACGTCATTACCAACCCGGTTTCGGGGTGGACCGCCTCGACGGTGACGAGTTCCACGGTCATGGGTTTTGGCTCATCGGAGTGACGGGCCGCGGTGCATTCGATCTGGCATAGGCGGGTGCCTTCGGTGCGGGTGATCCTGAACTCATTGTCCACGGCCCCCAGCAGGACGCTGGATCCGCGTGCGCCCTTGTCGGCGTCCTTGCCGCTGTGGTGGACGACAGCGATATGGGCGCGCGTGTGGGCCCGGATGGCGTCGATGGATTGAACGAACCGGGTCATGTCCTGGCTGGAATTCTCATCGCCCGGCCCGAAGTGCCGGTTGAGGGTGTCGATGACGATCAGGCCCGGCCGCATGGGCAGGCTGTCGATGGCCTGGATGGCGTTGGCGAGGCCTTCGGGCGTTGAGAGGGGGACGCCTACCGGGATGGTCCAGAATTGCGCCTGACGGCCGCCGGCGCGCTTCTGAAGCCAGACATGGACCCGATACTTGAACGTCCCCATGCCCTCGCCCAGCAGGTACAGCACGGGCTGCTGGACCGTGGTGTTGCCGCGCCATGGCTGGCCCGTGGCGACGGATAGCGCCATGTCCAGCACGTTGAAGGTCTTGAAGGTCTTTGGCGGCCCATACCAGGCCGACGCCCCGTCATCGATCACCCAGCCGTCAATGATCCATGTCGGGTCTGGAACGGTCAGCAGACCGGGAATGTCGAGGATGGGCAAGCGCGGCCGTTCCGGCTCTGCTGGCTTCGTGAGAAACCCCGGCACATCGAACCCCTCGCCGATGGCGTCTGCGGCGTCCCAGCCTGCGGGCTTTGATGTCGGCGGGGCGAGCGTGCGCACGGTGCAGCCCATCGCCGTCAGCGGTCCCTGCAGCCTCGCCATGAGGCCATGGCCTGGCTCGTCATGGTCGGGCCACAGGATCACGGTCTTGCCAGCGAGCGGCGTCAGGTCGGTCTTCTCGATCGTGGAGTTAGCCCCGCCCATCAGTGTCGTGGCGTCAACCCCGATCGATGCCAGGGCGTCGGCGCACTTCTCGCCCTCGACCAATACGACACTATCGGACGCATGCCAGCGGTCGAGATTGTAGAGCGGCCGGGGCGCCGGCATGCCGCCCGGCACGGCGAACGTCTTCTTGCCGTTGGACAGGGCCCAGCGGTTCACCTCGCATATCTTGCGGCCGGTCTTGTCGCGATAGACGTACTTGGCTTCCAGCGTGCGCGTGGGTTCGGGCTCTGCGGGCTTGGCTGTCTCGGCCTTGTGGCGGATCTCGGCGCGGGGCGCCGGGGCGCCGCCTGCCCATGCGTCACACTCGGCCAGGACCTGCGCGAAGTCGCGCTTGGCGTCGAGATTGTGAACGCGGGCATAGAGCGTGAACAGGTCGCCCCGCTCGCCCGTGGCGTGGTCGATGAACCGGCCGCATGTGTCGTCATGGGCCGTGCTGATGGACAGGCTTTCGCCCTGGTCGCCGTTCAGGTCGCCAATGCGGGCGTCGGCGGCGTTGAACCGGGCGCGCGGAAACAGGTAGCGCACGAAGTCCTTGATACGGGACTTGATCGCCTGCTCGACGCGGGCGCGCCTGACGGCTGCGTCCTCGAGGATTGCGGCGCGAGGGGCGTCGTTGAAGTCTAACATTTGCGCGCTCTCTTTTTTGCGGGAGCGGGCTTTGAGGCGCGCACCAATGCCTGCAACACCTCAGTCTTGCGGGCAATTTCGTCGTTGACTTTCTTCAGCTGTTCCTTTGCATCAGCAGCCTTTGCGTGTGCCAACCGCGCG